ATCCATGGGCTGTTGCAGGACAAGTTGCAGCTGAGCTTTGACAGACCTGCCCTGCTTGCTGATTTGCGTGCCTGCCTAACGGAGCTGCGCAAAGCGCCCATTGAGGCTGAGGTCATTGAGGCTCGCACTCTGCCTAACGAGGCTGCTGGCGACCCCACCTAACGCATCAGTCGCACTCAGCATCGCACGCGCGCGCGGCTGCACGAGTCACACTCTGCCTAACGTGCCCTAGGTGCGCCCGCCCCCCGGCCCGGCCGCCCCGCCCCCGCGCGCGTATACATGATGATGCGGCTTGCGACATGCTTCGGGGCATAGTGCTGTGAAGGGGCCAAGCCCCGTGGAGGATAGATTCATGGCACGTAAGAACAAGAGCATCGACGTGAACGCATTGCAGGCGCAGCTCACCGGCCTGCTGTCCGCGCTGTCCGAGGCCGGCGTCAAGGTGGCCGGGCCGGCGGCGCCGCAGAGCAAGGCGGCCGAGCGCAAGGCTCAGAAGCCCGCCTGTCCGCGCCCACCGCGAACCCCGACGGCACCATCACGGTCCAGTTCGCCCGTGCCGACGGCAAGGTCGAGCCGATCGCGCTGAGCCCGTTCGTGAGCGCGTGCATCACGCTGGCCCGCAAGTCGCTGAAGTAGGCCAGCCGCTAGGCTCCTAGGCTCCCACGCGGGGCCTAGGGGCCATCCCCCGCCCCAGGAGGAGGTACCCCCGAGATGTTATAGGGGAACCCCTGCCGAAGCCGCACAGCTTCTGGGATGCATGACTACAAGTGCGTACAGGTGGCTACATGCCTGTTCAGCTCCTACACGCCTGTCTAGGCTGTTCCAGGCTGCTGCCCTCTACTAGGCGGCGTCCTGTAGCCAGATGCAGCCAGACTGAACACAGTTGACTGCACGCGGCAACTGCTCTAGGTTGGGGGTGTGAGCCCGTACCTGTGTCTAGACAGCCAACCTGCAGGCGCTGCCATCCTCCAGCACTTCTTCTCGCTGAGGTAGCTTGATGGCCACTGGAACAGTCACAGTCAGCAGCCGCCTCCCAGCAGCCCTCGTAGCGCGCATAGACCGCCTGCGTAGGCCGTCAGCCAGCCGCCCTGAGATGAGCCGCAACAAGATGATCGAGTGGCTCCTAGCGGCGGCTGTGGCCTCACAGGAGGCCCAGAAGTGATCGCTACAGACAGGACCAAGAACCTGGACGAGCGGGTCGCTGAGGCCCTCGGCTGCAACATGATCTGGCAGCCAGCTTCCCCCCTCATCAGGGAGCACGAGCCCTACGCTGGCTACTGGACCTGCAACTGCTTCTCAGAAGGCAGACGCGGCTTGGTGCATGGCCTTCCCGGCTACGGCATCCATAGCTACAGCAAGTCGTGGGCTGTCACAGGCCCCCTGCTCGACGAGTACGAGATCTCCATCGAGAAGCTCGTCTGGGACAACGATCCAGTCATCTGGACGGCACGCCACGAGGTCGGGTGGGACCCAGATGGCGGAAGCGAAAGCACCACTGGATGCGAGGCGGTTGGCCCGACTCCACTCATCGCCATCTGCAACCTGATCCTCGCGCTCAAGGAGCAGAAGTGAAGCGCCACCAGACTACCCTGCTCCTCTCCGAAACAGAGCTCGACCAGATCTGGCGCTACTGCATCTGGGCTGAAGAGAGCGGTGTCTATTACGGCCCCAAGGTCGCCTTTGACAAGCGACACAGCCACATCCTCAAGCAGCTCGAAGCAGCTCTTGCATCTGCTGAGGCCAAGCAGTAGCCTCCCCATGCAGGCACTGTCCCCTCTCAAGTCCCGCCACCCGAGGGCTGCTGCGGCTGATGATGCTTCATCCCCATCTAGGCCGCAGCAGCCCGCCTCCCTCCTCGAGCTCGCCAGCCTGTGGCTCGTCATCGGCCTCCTCTTCAGCTGGTTCATCTTCGGCTTCGCTCACACCCGCTAGCTTGCCCAACCACTTCACCCAGCGAGCCGGCTTCTACAAGGGCCAGCAGGCCCTGATCCTCGCCAACGGCCCCTCCCTCGCCAAACAGCCCCTCGCCTCATGCCCCCACCAGCTCGTCGGCCTCAACCAGTCCTGGCGCGTCACACAGCCCCTAGGCCTCGAGCCCCTATTCCACTGCTGCGGCGACTGGGCCCAGTACGGCTTCAACCCTCCCTACTACCACGAGATCAAGCACCGCCTGCTCTACCTCGGCCAGTGGCCCGTCGGCCGGCGCCTTCCCTACGCCACCTCAGCCACCACCTTCAGCGACGACCCCTTCGGCAAGGGTGTCCGCATCGGCATCAACGGTGTCGGCAGCATCACCTACGTCGCCCTCCAGGTCTGCTTCTGGCTCGGCTTCGACCACGTCTGGATCTGTGGCCTCGACATGACCGGCCCCAAGTTCACCGGCCAGCCCGCCCCCTTCGCCCCCGGCCAGGACAAGCTCTTCAGCTTCATCCCCCCAGCCCTCCTCCCCCGCATAACAGTCATCGAGCCCTCAGCCACCCAGCTGCTGCAGAAGCAGCCATGGCCCTGGGCTTGAACAGCCTGCTACCATCCAGCAGGAGGTGACCGTGCTCGTCTACAACCCCGCTGACCCCGACTACCCACTCGAGGCCGGCTTCGACGGCTCGATTGTGGTGCTGCCCGCCAACAAGCAGTTCGACCTCGCCGCCCTGCTCAACGTGCAGAAGCTGCCCAAGCACACGGACAAGCAGCACGCCGACCGTGTCAAAGCAGCCTGCAACAAGGTCCTCGACCAGTTCAACGTCGCCGGCTTGGTCAGGCTGACAGGCGACTCCGCTCTCGACAGCAAGCTGATCAAGGCAGCCGAGGAGAAGCACAACAACTACATCCGCGAGATCTGCCTCGGCAAGCTGGCACGCTGGCAGGAGCACGTCGGCAAGAGCGAGCTGGTCGGCGTCTCGCCCGGTCCCGAGCCGAAGGACGTCCAGTGGGCCCGCAAGAAGGTCGCTGACCGCAAGCTCTAGCCTGATGGCTGCCAAGCCCCAGGCTGCCCCACCAGCTGAGCAGCCTAACGCAGCGAGCAAGCCCAAGTTCAAGGCCGCGCTCCCCTCTGTCGCCGACCTGATCCGCAACCCCAAGGCGGCAGAGAAGCTGACGATCCCTCAGCTCAACGCCTTCCTCGCCGAGACGAAGGCCCTTCTCGCCATGGCCCGCGCGAAGAAGGACATGGCCTCCGACCCAGCCGACTTCGCCGCTCGTGTCAGCCAGGGCCTCTTCAAGACCCCCACCCACATCAAGTACCTCTCAGCCCAGTACAGCGAAGCAATCGACGGCGGCGGGAACAACAAGTGCGTCAGCATGCCCTTCCAGACGGGCAAGTCCGAGTTCACCTCCAAGTGGCTCCCCTTCTGGTTCCTCGCCCGCTACCCCCGCAAGCGCGTCATCCTCACCTCCTACGAGGCAGACTTCGCCGAGGGCTGGGGCCGCCGTGTGCGCAACCTCGTGCAGACCCACGGCTCCGAGTACGGCCTCAAGCTCGACGACTCGAGCAAGTCCGCATCCCGCTGGGAGCTCGTGACAGGCGGCGGCATGCAAACAGCCGGCGCTGGCGGCGCCATCATCGGTAAGGGTGCCGACCTGATCATCATCGACGACCCCGTCAAGGGCGCCAAGGAGGTTCGCTCTAAGCAGTACCGTGAAGACCAGTGGGAGTGGTTCACCAACACTGTTCTCTCGCGCCTGCAGCCCGGTGGCCGGATCATCGTCGTCGGCACGCGCTGGCACCAGGACGACATCATCGGCCGCCTCAACGCCCGCACCCACGACCTCCCCGGCCACGTCCGCTTCGACTACATCCGCCTCCCCGCCATCGCCGAAGAAGACGACCCCCTGGGACGCCAGCCCGGCGCAGCCCTCTGGCCCAGCCGCTACGACGAGGCGTACTACAACAGCCTGCGCATCACAGTCGGCCCCTACGCCTTCTCAGCCGGCTACCAGCAGAATCCCACCCCCGAGGAAGGTAATGCGGTCAAGAGGGCATGGTGGCGCTTCTATGACAGCCTGCCCGCCCAGTTCGACGTCCTCGTGCAGACCTGGGACCTCGCCCTCACCACTGAGAAGGACAGCGACTACACCGTCGGCTTCCTGCTCGGTCGTAAGGGCACCGATATCTACGTGATCGACCGCTGCATGGGCAAGTGGGATCCCCCCACCGCCATCAAGGAGATCCGCACCTTCAGCCAGCGCTACCCCCTCGCCGTCGGCAAGGTCATCGAGCGCTCCACAGCCTCCTTGACCACGATCGCAATGCTGCAGCGCGAGATCCTCGGCGTCATCCCAATGCCCACCAAGGGCCTGCCCAAGGACCTGCGCCTCGCCAACGTCATCCCTCTGATCGCCGCCGGTAATGTCTGGCTCCCCAAGTCCGCACAGTGGGCTGTGGAGCTCGTCGAGGAAGCAGCCCAGTTCCCCAACGTAGAGCATGACGACCAAGTCGACGCCCTCTCCCAAGGCCTCAACTACCTGATATTCGGCTCCTACCGCGCTGCTTCCGACGCACAAGCAGCCCTCCTCGAGCCCACTCCACCCCGCACTCCCGAGGAGCTCATGCAGCGCGAAGTCAGCCTCTACTTCGGCAAGATCCTTAAAGCCGAGGAGCAGCGCATCAACTACGGCCGGCGCCCCGACCAGGATCTTCGCCACAACTACCCCTTGGATTACATCCCCGGCGTCGACCTAAACTAGCTTGGCTCGCTTCGCTCGCGGCCACCAGAGGTGTTTGATGTCTACCGAACCTGACCTGACCACCAGCGAAGCTGTTCTGCTCCGTGTCATTCAGGAGCAGACCAGCCTGATCGCCGAGCTCAGGCAGCTCCTGCGTGACTCAGTTGATGCCCGTGAGGCTGCTGAAGCAAGGCACAGCCAGGAGCGCCGCAGCTTCCCCATCCAGCGCTCCGAGCCGACCGCTGCGCGGGCCCCACAGCCTGTCCCCTTCGACCGGCTGACCGCCCCGCCCTCAGCCGGCGAGGCTGCTCCACAGCAAGCAGAGCCGCCGATGCGCCTCCCCGTCGACATCGCCGCTGCGATCGAGCAGGCCCGCTTCACCGCTCCAGTCCAGCGCCAGGAAGCAGCAACTGAGCTGGATGAGCTCGCCATCGAAGCTGCCAAGGCCGCCGCATCCGGCCAGCCAGCTAGCTAGGAGACACGCAAGTGGTAGGCGATTACGAGAACCTCGTCGGCGGTGGCTCAGGCATGCGCTTCCCCAGTTTGGACGCTGCAGCCAGCGAGTTCATCAGCTACCGCAACCGAGTCTTCAGCCAGTACAGCGCCTACCGCAGGCGCCTCGAGATGCGCTGGGCGATCAACTACCACTACATGATCGACAACCAGTGGCTCGACCTGGTCGTCTCCTCCATCCCCCTCGGAGGCAGCGGCACCTATGCCCTGAAGATCCTTCAAGCCGAGAAGGACGGCGTCCCCCGACCCGTCACCAACATCCTCGCCCCCAACCTCGAGATCGAGCTCGCCACCTACAACAAGCGGCAGTACATCCCCAAGGTTGTCGCCGCGAGCAACGACCCTGCCGACATGGACGTGGCCAAGCGCTCCACTGCTGTGCTCCGCAACCGCGCTGTGGTAGATCACTGGCCCCAGGTCCGCAACCGTGCCGGCCTGCACCTCGTCGTCGCAGGCACAGGCGTCATCCGTACATGGTGGGACGGCTCCTACACCAAGACCCAGCAGATCATGTCCCCGCTCGCCCAGATGTGCTCGGCCTGCGGCGAGAAGCTGGCAGCCCCTGAGTTCCCCTCAGCCCTCAAGGAGAAGATCCGCACCAACACCGACACCCTGCAGCCTGTTGTGGGGGATCCGCTGAGCTTGAAGGTCACCGACTGCCCCAGCTGTGGCGCCCGTGGCACCATGCGGGACGCTGAGATCAACGAGGCCGACCTCAAGTACCGGGACATCTTCGGCCGCTCTCTCGCTGTTCACGTCCCCGTCGGCGACCCCGCCATGGAGGCCCTCGACCTCTTCTGCGTCTACCCCGAGAACGGCGCCGTCGGCGTCAGCTACGACACATGGCGCATCATGGGCTCCTGCACCCCACGCAGCCTCGACTGGATCGCCGATCGCCAGCCAGGCTGGGCTTCGCAGCTGCGCCCCGACAACCAGACGTCATTGCTGCGCCGCAACCCCCTCCTCGGCGAGTTCAGCGCCTTCGGCTGGTACAACTCTGCCGCCGACAACACCATCTACCAGGACCACGCCCTCTACTACGAGCTCATCCACCTCCCCGGCTACCGCTTCCCCAAGGGCGCCATCGTGCGCAGCTGCGGCCAGCTCGTCGAAGTCAGCGAGCTCATGTGGGACTACGAGGACAAGGATACCGGCTTCACCCTCTCCGTCCCCCGCGCTATGTACAGCTGCGGCGTCTGGGCTGAAAGGCCCGGCGAGTTCTTCGGCCACTCGATGTTCGACCGGGGCAGGAGCATTCAGAACCGCATCAACGGCGGCGACTCCCAGGTCATCGACATCCACGAGCGCATGGCCAACCCCCACATCATGGCCGCCACCGACATGAACACTGCCGGCCCCGAGTGGTGGGCCGGGCGCTACAGTGGCAAGATCCTCCGCTACGAGCGCAGCCCCCTCGCCGCCGAGGACAAGCCGATGGTCTTCGGCGGTGTCAGCGCCCCCTCAGGCCTCTTCCAGGAAGGCCGCCAGCGCCGCGAGGACGCCCGCTTCGTCCTGGGCCCTGCCGAGATCGAGATCGGTGGCTCGCCGAAGAATGTGACGACCACTTCAGGCCTGCAGCTCCAGTCTGAGAACGCCGAGCAGCGCCGCTCCCCCCGCGAAGAGTCGATGGACTTCATCTCGAAGTCGGTCTGGGAGCACTACCTCAAGATGGAGCAGGGCTTCCGTGTCGACGACACCAGCTACGAGGTCGAGGACAAGAAGCAGGTCGGCCAGTGGCGCACCGAGGTCTACAACCGTGTCCACCTCTGGGGCCGCCTGCGCCTCGAGATCGAGAAGACTGCTTTTGTCAGCAAGAGCATCTACGACCGTGAAGCCACCCGTGAGGCCCAAGCTGACGGCCTCTACATCGTCACCAAGCCCAAGGACCGCAAGCGCCTGCTCGAGCTGCGCGGCCTACCCGCCGACGTCAACGAGGACGACAACCTGCAGGTCGACGCTGCCGAGTCCAAGTGGGCCTGCTTCCTGAAGGAAGGCAAGATCCCTACCCTTGACCCCACCCTCGACAACCCAGCCATCCACTTTGACGTGCTCAGCACCCGCCTACTCTGCGACGACGGGAGGCGGCTCGCTACGCTCGCCGGCTGGGAGGGCATCCTCCCCAAGCTGACCGACTGGCCCCTGCTGCTTCAGCAAAGGCAGCAGCTCGACGCCATCGCCCGGCAGGCATACGGCCAGTGGTCGACCGAGGAGGAGATGCTGCAGATGTACGCCCAGGCGATGGCTGCCTTCCCCCAGCAGCAGGCCGAGTACCAGCAGGCTGTGGAGCAGTACGACCTGGAGGCCCCCACCCGCGACCCACTCGCCCCACCGCCACCCCCACCGATCGCCCCAACGCAGCCCGTCCAGCCGATCGTCCTGCCCCGTCCCCTGGACAAGCAGATCTTGACCGTGTGGAAGGAGATGCTCGAGCGCTCTGCCCCTACCGTCCCTACTGACTTCAAGGTGCCGCAGGAACTGATGGCCAAGGGCATCGACCCCGCGCGGGCCTATCAGGAGGTGCTCGACACCTTCCTGCGCTTCCGCGCTGTCGTGGAGGCTTACCGCCTGATGGCCGGTGGCCTCGTGCAGTCGCCTGGGATGCCCGCTCCAGCTCCTACAGGTCAGCCACAGCCCGTCGTAGGCGGCGCCCCGCCCAACGCCGCCAACCCACCGAACCCCACCAACACGGTGACCCCAGGCACTTCCCAGGCCACTGCAAATGCGTCAGACTCTGTGCCGGCCGCCCCTCAGTGAGTACTTCGGCGGCAAGGGCGCAGCTGTCATGGCATCCATGAAGGACCGGTACGGCAGCAAGAAGGGCAAGCAGGTCTTCTACGCCACCGACAACAAGCGGAAGAAGGGCGCCAAGAAGCAGGCTGCAGCACTGAAGGAGAAGTGCTGATGGACTGGGTAGGCACAGCGCGCGACCTGTACGACGCCTACGCTCGCAAGCGTGCTGAAGCCGCCGCCGCCTCGACACAAGCCAAGACTCTTCAGGATGAACTGTCGTCCACTGCCGCCTACCACGCAGCCGGCCTCGACATCCTGCCAACCTACGACCGCGACGATCCAGCCATCACAGCCATGGCTCCCATGCAGTTCCGCTTCGGTGGCATCTACAGACGGCTCCCGCGCGGTCAGGCCCTCGCCACGAAGAAGCCACTTGCAGAGGCGCTGCCCCCAGGCATCAACCCCGACTGGAGGCAGGTGAGTCGTGACATCGAGCTCCCAGCTTGGCAGAATCGGGCTGCTCGAGAGCAGGCGAGCGCACTAGACCGGAGGAATCGCTGATGCCGCAGACTCCCACACGTTCCGACGACAAGAACGAGTACGACGACGAGAAGGGCCTGATGCGCACCAAGGCTGGCTATCAGAAGCCAGCCGGCGAGTGGGTGCCCAACCCCGAGAGGCAGAGGGCCGGCTCCAGTCTCGGCCCCGGCGGCTTCAAGGCTGGCAGCGAGCCCGACTACGCTAGCATGACCGACGAGGACATCGAGAAGATGTCTCCCCTCGCTCGAGCCGGAGCCAGGGCCAAGCGTGCTGCAGCTCGTAGAGCCAAGGAGCAGGGCGCCAAGAAGCAGGGGGCTGCTGTCGCCGCCTCTCCTGCTCCCTCGCCAGCGGCCTCTCCCGCCTCGACGAGGTAGCTCCACACCCTGTGGTGTGTGTCATCCCCACAACAGCAAGGGCTTGACACGCACCGTGGCGCTCATGCCACACTTCGCTCAAGCGAGGACTACCCCCGCCGAAGCGAGGTTAAGACATGAGCACACCTGCAGACATCCTCTCGGCTGCACTCGCCGCACGCGGCGTGCAAACCACAGACGGGGCTCCCCCGTCTCAGCCCACAACTGCAACTGCTCTGCCGTCCTCGGAGCCTGCCGCTGCTGCCCCCTCACCTGAGTCCCCACAGCCGACAGCCGCAGACATGATGGCACTGGCCGCTGCCGAAACCGGCATCACGCCGCCCGTGCCGCCTGCCGGGACGACTGCCGCACCCGCACGCAGTCCTCTCGTCGAGAAGCTCCTCGCCGAGGTCGGTGGGAACGAAGATGCCCTGATCGAGCGCCTGCTCGGCCAGTCGAACGGCATCTCTGCCCTCCACCGCCAGCTCGACGAAGTTCGCCAGCTCCTCCAGCAGAAGGACCAACCAGCCTTCGACGCTTCTGCTGACCCGCAGGTCAAGCTCTACTCCGATCAGATCGCTGCCATCGACGCCGAGAAGGCCGACATCTCCACTCGCCAGTCTGCCCTGGCAACCGAAGCCAACGAGATCAACACCAGCGTCCTGAAGATCCAGGGCAAGCTCGAGATGGCGGATGAGTTCCAGCAGAAGGAGCTCAACGCGGAGATCGACCGACTGCGCGCCTCCTACCGGGGCCTGCAGTCCGAGTACGCCCAGCTCAGCGGGCGTGCGAAGTCTCTCGATCGTGAACGCACGAGCATGCAGTTCCAACAGAAGCAAGCTGCTGAGCGTGCTCAGGCGCTCCACGAAGAGTCGGTGGCTGTGTCCCGTCAAACAGCCGAAGCAGACGCCGTGTTCCAGACACAGACCCAGCAGACCTTCAACGCAGCAGTCGCCGAGCAAGCCGGCCGCTACGGCATCGGCGACGTCAACGGCTTCAGGGAAGTCATCCGCGACCGTTTCATCCGCTTCACCGACTCCCTCCCTGAAGGCGCCCCCGCCGTCGACCTCTCTGCCTACGTGGCAGCCGAAGCCGACAAGCTGGCGAAGGTGTACGGCCTGACGCCCAAGGCCGACTTCACCCAGCACAGCCGCGCGGTCGCAGCCGCCGCTGTCATGAAGCCTGTCCCTGCTGTTCCGGCACCCGCCTCTTCGGCCCCCGCCCCTCCCTCAGGCTTCGAGCGCCTCTCGCTCGCCGATCAAGCACGTCTCGCGCGCGAGCACGGTCGCAACGTCCTGCGGATGGGGAAGACGCAGTAAGGAGTCAGAGTCATGGTTGGCACTTTCACCGACGTCACCGACTCGTTGAAGCTGGCTTACCCCAGCAAGTTCATCGAACCGATGGTCAACAACGAGACGAACTTCCGCAACTGGCTGGAGAAGAGCATCCCCTCCGGGGCCATCTTCCGCGAGGGCAAGGTCCAGTTCGGCTTCAACCTGAACCCGCCCAAGAACGTCGCCCAGATCTCCGACGGCGACCAGCTGCCCACCCCGAAGGACCGCACGGACATCCAGGGCACGATCCTGCCCACGATCTACAGCGGCACCTTCCAGATCGGCTGGCTCACCAAGAAGGCCTTCAACTCGAACGCTGTCGCCTTCAACGACGGCGAGCTCGCCCGCCGCACCGAGGAGACGATCACCGACACCGCCAAGTTCATGGAGCAGTCCATGGCCGGCGCGTGGAAGGACGGCGCTCGCGGCCTCGTCACCTCCGACGGCTCGAACGTCTTCAACATGGGCTTCGCTACCAACCCGCTCGGTGCGCTGCTGGTCGACGAGAACATGTACATCACGGTCTACGACACGGGCGGCTCGGTCGAGATCGACTTCCGCAAGGTCACCTCGGTCGACAAGGACACCGGTGACGTCGCCTACGACGGCGCCGATGGCACCGTCACCGCCTCGGCCACCGTCTACGTGGTCCCGGCTGCCTCCAAGACCCGCGCGCAGTGCATCGCTGCTGCCGGCAACTCCCTCACCGAGCTGGTCGACGACGGCACCGTCAACGACGACCTGCACGGCCAGTCCCGCACCACCTACCCCAAGCTGAAGTCGGTGGTCAGTTCAGCCGCATCCAACCGGGCCCTCACCGAGCAGCTGATCATCAACATCGTCCACAAGATCCGCCACAAGTGCGGCAAGCGGCCCACCGACCTCTGGTCGAACACTGGCCAGTCGGAGAAGTACGTCGAGATGATCGCGCCCGCTGTCCGCGTGATGCAGAACACGGGCTCGGTCACCCCGAAGGCCACCGGCTACGATGAGAACACCATCGTCCACCACTTCCCCGGCGGGAGCCTTCGGCTGCAGGAGAGCACGGACATCATCCCCCGCTCGCTCTTCGTGCTGAACCGCACGTCTCTCTTCCACTACAAGGCCCAGGGCCTCGACTGGTGGGACGAGGGCAACATGCTGAAGCCGCTGCCCGGCAGCCAGACCTACTACGCTGCCTTCTTCGCCGCGATGGCCGCCTTCGAGAACATCGGGACCGACTTCCCGATGGCCAACGGCGTCATCCGCAACCTCGTCGACCCGATCTGCGGCGACACCAACCCGTAACTGGCTGGCTCTTGGCTGGCTGCTCCCTAGTGGGCAGCCAGCCTTCCTGCTGAAAGGAGCAAAGACCATGACGTTCCCGCTCAGCCAGTTCGGAGCCGGTGATCGCAGGAGCTGCACGGAGCAGGCCTACCAGCGCTTCGCGTCGCAGCTCGGCAACTTCAGCTTCGTCCAGCCGTTCTACATCACCTCGGCCCAGCTGCTCGCTCTCAACGCCACCCCGGTCACGATCCTCGCCGCTCCCGGAGCCGGCCGCGCGATCATCATCGACCGCGCAGTGCTGTTCTACGACTACGACGGGCTCAGCACGCCCTACGTGGTCGACAGCACCACGTCCGACTTCGTGCTGCGCTACACCGACGGCTCTGGCAGCATCCTCTGCCAGTGTGCCGCCACCGGCTTCGTCACGGAGCTGAACGACGAGTCGCGGATCGCCTATCCCTTCCGCGCTGCTTCGGGCGACTCGGACGTCGAGCCCACTGCCAATGCTGCTGTGGTGCTTCACATGACCACTGCAGAGATCACCACAGGCACGTCGCCTCTCAAGCTCGAGGTCACCTACCGCATCGTCAAGACCGACCTCAGCTACATCCCGACGACCCAGACTGTGACCTAGGCCTGCTGGGGGGAGGCTGTTCTGCTCCCCCCTGCTTGCTGCCAGGAGGCTCAGATGTTCGGCTGCCCGCGCGCACTGCAGATCCCAGAGGAGCTCCGTCCACCCGGCTGGGTCGAGCTCGGCCGGGAGTTCAGCCTCGTCGAGGATGCTGTCTATCCACGCGACCCGGCTGTCACGGCCGCGATCAGACGCATCGAGCCCACCTGGATCCCACTCATTGTCAGGTGGGTCTTCCTGGCTCCTGCCGACGAGCAGACAGGCATCCGGGAGCAGCATGTCTTCCGCTACCACGGCCTAGGGCGCAGCTGGATGCCTCTGAACGTCAGCAAGCTCTCTGACGATGATGCTTTCGCAGTCGACGAGAGCCTGCAGATCAAGGCCCTCGAGATCCCTCCGGGCTACAGCGGGCCCATCCCCCGCTACCTCGACCCCACTGTCGGCGTCCTCGACTTCCCCCAGCAGCTGGGCCTGCAGCCCAGAGGCTTCAGCCCCGCCCAGATCTACAAGGCTGGCGACCTCCCCGGCCACTTCATCCCGTGGGACTGGGCCCTCTACTACGGCCTCCTGCGCCAGTTCAGTTGTGAGCACACTGTGAAGCAGGCTGTGGACTGGATGGTCCTGCAGCCCCGCAAACGCAGCAACAACGAGCGCCGTAGGCAGTTGAAGGATTTTGCCCAGGGCTTCGTCGACTTCCAGCTTTGGGCGGACAGGAAGATCGCAGCTGCTTCGGACAACGAGATCGAGCAGGAGGCTGCAAGGCGGGCCGAAGCAGCCCGACAGAGCCGGCTGGCCAGAGTACAGCAGAGCATGGCCCTCAGCTTCCGGCTGAGGCAGTAAGATAGACGCTGTGGGACTACCCCGCAGCCAAAGGAGAGAGCAATGAGCACCATGGTCGACTCCCGGATGCTGGCCACGATCGAGGCCATCAACCCCGTCAAGCGGTTCATCCTCGTCAACGCTTCCCTGCAGTCGTACGTGCTGCCCTGGGACGGCCTCAGTATCCACGTCCCCGGCGCCGAGCAGGTCGTGCCCAAGGTCAACAACCGGACGTGGCACTCCTATATCGACCCCAAGGACCACAAGCCCGTCCCTGGCACCCTGGTCATCTGGGACCTGATGGAGTCGACCGCTCTGGGTGAGCGCAAGACCTGGGACGCCGTCTCGGCCATCCGCAACTGTCTGGGCCTGAGGAAGGAGAAGGGCGGCTTCGTCTACGCCGCCGCCTGGGGCGCTGCCGGCGTCAGCGTCATCACCGACGGCGCCAGCCGCGAGGAGATCGAAGCTGTGAGGGGCTCGGGCAAGAGCCGCCACTCCGACTACCGCCTCGCCGAGGCCCTGGCTGCCGTCCACGCCTTCGACAGCCGCAACACCCAGCTCGAGCGCTCCAAGATGGCTCCCATGCAGCCGACCCCCGAGTACCTGGAGAACATGGAGATCATCGCCACTCTGAACGCCAAGAAGCGGGCTGCCCTGCTCGACCAGTTCGACATCAAGCCTCAGCGCGGCACAGAGCGCGAGGTCGTCGCCCCTGTCACTGTGGAGCCCCGCGCGAAGCCGGCTGGCCGCACAAAGGCATAGGCCTTAGGAGGGACCTGTCTAGTGAACGTAAGCTCGCTGCTGGACAAGGCGCTCGTCTTCGATGGGGTGCCTACCGGAGACAGTCAGTACAGCCGCAGGCGAGCTCAGCTGCTCGAGTGGCTGCAGACCCTCTCCGACGACTTCTGGCTCGAACGCCCCTACCTGTGGCAGCTCACCTCTGCCACCGTGACCTTCGCTGCAGCTGCTACTGGGAAGGACCTCGCCGCCGACTTCATGGAGGTCAGTAACATCGGTGGCCTCTACGACGACAACCGCAACGGCAAGCCCCTGCAGGAGAAGTCCCCCCAGGCCGTCCAGGCCCTGCAGCAGCAGCCCAACGCCATCAGCGAGCATGACATCTTCGCCGTCTACAAGCTGACCTCGGGCATCTACCAGCTGCAGATCGGCCGCAACGCCGCCGCCCAGAGCTTCACCCTCTGGTACAGGATGATCCCGCCGACCCTGTCTGACGATGCGACTGTGACGTCAGGCCTCGAGAAGTTCCCCCTCCAGTACCACTACAGCGTCCTGCTCGAGGGCCTGAAGGCTGTGATCACGAGGGCCAACGGCGCTGACGCCACCAGTTGGGAGAACCGTGCTGCCATGGCCCGTGCGCGTGCTGTGGCGAACGAGGGCAACAGCCGCGCTTCTGCCCCCCAGGTGATGCCCTCCAACGTCCCCGGAGCCATGTGGTGATTGCTTCGCTCGGTGCAGCCGCACCTCGCTCCGGGCAGACCCCTTCTGACATGAGGAGAGCCATGAGACTGCTTCGCTCACTGCTTCTGCTGCTTCTGCTGCCCCTGCTGGCGGAAGCACAGGCGATCGCCAACTACACCTTCAAGCACACCCTGGACGACGCTAGCAACTACACCTACTGCTCAGGGCAACCCCTACGGAGGCCCCATCGCCGGCCAGGGCAGGCTTACCACGTCAGGCTCGTCGACTACTGTCAACAGCTCCGATACGACAGCCTTCCGCGACATGGTCGTCAACAGTACCCCCGTCACCCGCTCGGCCATGATCCTGGTCAGCACCGACGGAGGCTCCAGCTACACCGCCTACCGAGTGGCCTCGAAGACAGACGATGACACAGTCGTCATCGACACCGCCGTCAACTACGCCTCGCCAGGCTACGTCTGGAGCTGGTACGACATCCGCTGTGGCACGACCGCCTCCGACGGCTGGATCGCTGCGGGGCCCGGCTCGAGCATGACCTTCGAGTACAATGCAGGCACTGGTGACGCTGACGTCGTCTGGGAGTGCCGCTCCGGCGCCAACCCATACAGTTGTGGCATGCGTTCCCGTGGCTGGACCCCCAGGAAC